TCTACTGCGGCAACAACGGCGAGATCACGCACGTTCGCCCAAATGGTCTGCTTGCCTATCGCGTTGGCTTTGTAAAGAACAGCAACACCATTGTATTCCAGATTGACGCTGAGACGCAGCCGCAGGTATATCAAGCCACGGCAAGCACTGTCATCGTCAATGGCATAGCGCCTATTCAAACGACAGTGGCAACCAGTGGTATCGGTGAGCTTGTGTGGTCAGTTGAAATGGCAGCCGCCACCACAGCCGCGCCAGGCCACATGACCGCCGCCCAGGCGCTGGCCATCTCTACACTTGGCGCCCGAGTAACCACAGCAGAGGGTGATATTCTGGCACGCGCCCTCGTGTCACACACCCAAGACATCTCATCGATCAACAACCTGCAGTTGCAACTAGACGGCAAGGCAGCAGTCGGCCACAACCACGATCTGGTCTATGCACCGATCAACCACAACCACGATCTGCTCTATGCGGCACTAGGTCACCAGCACACCATCAATGATGTAGCGCAGCTGCAAGATGCACTCAACGGCAAGACCGATGTTGGCCACCTTCACGTTGTGGCAAACGTGACTGGGCTGCAGGACCTGCTTGATGCAAAGGCAGATGTTGGCCACCTTCACGTTGTGGCAAACGTCACTGGACTGCAGGCTGCACTGGCAGCAAAGTCAGACATTACGCACACTCACGTTGCTTCACAGGTAACAGACTTTAGCGAGGCCGCTGATGCCCGAGTTGCTGCAGTGCTTGTTGCTGGAGCAAACGTCACCATTACCCCGACTGCTGGCACTCTTGTTATTGCCGCAAGTGGCGGTGGGGGCGGCAGTTCACAGACAACTATCTGGACAATGGAAGGCGGCACGGGATCTTTTTCGGGCAACCTCATAGGTAACTTTACCGCTGTCAATCTTGTAAATCCATTTGTAGGTGAAGAATGGACCTATGACAACTTTGATGGATCCTTCCAAAGCACTATTGACGGCACATTTGAAGTCGTGGTTGAAGGCACCATCGTAGGAGACGATGGATCGGGAAACAATATATGGCCTAATGGACTGTCAGCCTACGGAGTGGATCTGCGAGTTGAATTTCCCGCAACAACGTATTCTCGTCACGCAAGAGCACACACCCGCTATTCCCCACAGGATGCATTGACTGGAAACCTTGGGCTCCAATGGGGCGTAGGCGCGGCTCAGTCAGAAGCGGGCGAAGCTGCAAACACCGCAACTTTCACAGAGCGCTGGATTGTTGTTGCAGCACAGGGCAATAAAGTTATTCCGCAGCTGTTTGCAACGTCGTACAGTTCAGTATTTTCAACTGCCGTATTCTCTATGGTGATCTCATTCAAGAAGATCGGCGAGAACAATCTGACCTAATGCTGACAGTCATCACACATACGCAGTTTCGGCGGCCAGGGCTGCTTGAACGCTGCAAGGCCAGTGTCGCCGAGGCGCTGCCGGAGGGGGCACAGCACCTGGTGATTGAATGCCCGGATGAGGCTACTTGGGCGCGGCGGCGGGCTGCGGACGCGCGCGAACACGAGATCGTCGCGTTTGTTGATGATGACGACTATGTTCACAAGGACGCGTTCAAGCTCTGCCTGGCAGCAATGGAACAGACAGGGCTTGCGGCAGCCTGTACTGACGAGGTAGAAGTAAATATCCTTGGGAACGTGATTCAGCGATCCTTTGGCGAGAAGACGTACTACAACGCCACGATTCACCCGCGCGTTGTCCACCACGTCTGCCTCATGCGAGGAGCCTTGATTGACCCGCGCGTCGTCGAGTTCCACAATCGGTTTGGGGTAGGCATCGATTGGTTTATTCGGCAGAGCGTAATGCAGCAACACGGCTGCGTGCATGTGCCGATTGATGGGCACTTCTGGACTCAGCACCTGGGACAGCACACGTCAAGCACCCGACAGTTCTGGGCGCGCTCAATGAGAGACATGCAGTCTCTCATCCGCGAGACCTGGCCAGCCCGGTTCACTGGCCCCCTGCCAGTTTTTGATGTTACAGGTGTTACACTTTAGAGGTGTACAAGACCCGTCATTGATGTATAATGCATCTATGAGAAAGAGACTTACTCCTGAAGAACGCGCCCAGCGCGACCTCGACCGCAAGGCCGCTGCAGTTGCTGCCAAGGCCGCTGCCAACGCTGTACGGCAAGCCGCTTGGGCTGCACAAAAGCAAGCCAGTCGCGATGCATTCACAGCAAGCCTCACCGAACATCAAGCCAAGGCACTCAGCGTCATGCTGGCTCCCATGCGCCAGGAGCAGGATCCACTGCTGCCCCCCGGCAATGTTCGCCCTGTCTATGCAAACGGGTTTATCGAGTCGTTAGCCAGTCAGCTTCGCTCTTGTGGCTACCTCTCGTCCAACCAAGTTGCCTGTGCCGAGCGGCAGTATACACAAAAGCTTGAGCTCGAGGAAAAGCTTCAAGTATGGCCTGAGATTGACGAGGGCGACCACGTCGACTTTCTCGGCAAAGTCATGTCCATTGAGAAACGGCAGCACCGAGACGGTTCCCCCTTCATCAAGATCAAGCTGACTGCTCACTACGGTCGCGAGTTCCAGATCAACACCAACTCCAAAAAGATCATCGATCGCGCGATCGATGCCAAGGAAGAGGGTGCACCGCTGGCCGTCTCTGCAAAGATCAAGTGGATGAGCAGCGATAAGCGAATCGTCGTCCTGGGTACCGTTGGTGCAAAGATCACCGAGCTGTGATATAATAGCAACATGGACAACATACAGCCAAACCCCGATCGTATCGGCCTAGACGAAGCCTACATGCAAATGGCTGAGGTCTGGGGACGTCGATCAAAAGCCAACCGTCTACAGGTCGGGGCTCTCATCGTCAAGGATCGTCAGATCATCAGTGACGGCTACAACGGCATGCCAGCTGGGGACGAGGACGACACCTGCGAGGTCTTTGTGAACGGCGTAGACGACACACACGGCCTCAAGACCAAGCCTGAGGTGCTTCATGCGGAGAGCAACGCCCTCATGAAGATATCTGAGAATGGTGGAGTTGGTGCACAAGGCGCCACCCTCTACACAGTCGCCTCACCGTGCTTTGAATGCGCCAAGCTCATTCGTCAGGCAAAGATTGCCCGCGTCGTCTACCGAGACCAGTATCGCATCACTGATGGCATCGACTTTCTCGTCAGCCGCGGTGTAGCTGTCGAGCAGCTTGGTCATCCCGTCCTTGTTGCAGTGCAGCCAGCCCCACCAGTGCCAGTGCAGGCGGCAACGGTTGCAACCTCACCAACCGCTACGCCAGCCCGCGTGGCAGCAATGTCAACGCTCGCTGCCATCATGGGAATCCCAGCGCCCACGCCGCCAGTCAGGGCACCGCAACATGACGCAGGCTTGGCAGCACTTCACGCCCAAATGGCCAAGGCCCGCGAACAGGCCCCCACCGAGCCAGCCGTGGCTGAGGCAGAGCCGGCGCCCCTTGCCCAGGCATTTCAAGATCCCGCTGAAGATGAGGTTGCCGCTCTTCTGCGAGCACACCAACAATCACTCGCACCGACTGCCTCTGCACCAACCAAGGTGCAGGAGCCCATGTCCGACGGCCCATACCACTCAGGTTTCCTGTAACTGGAACTATCATGATCATCAAAGCAATTGAACACACCAGCCGCAAGGTAGAGGTAGATGTGGAGCCGATGGAGGCGCTGGATTCACTTCGTGTGCATACGCTGGCAACGCTGGGTGTCAGCGCAAGCGCGTACATCAACACCAAGGGATACCTTGTCAAGGATCACCCCAACATGCACGGATATGTGGATGAGTTGGTGATCAGTGAGACACCATCACAGCAAATCGTGGCAACCCTGCTGGCGCTCAACCACATCTATTCCGTCATCATCAGAGATTAACCAAGAGGACACCATGCCCTATTTTAACGACACGTCTGACTGCCTTAACCTGTCAACCCTGCTGCGCCGCCAGAGCGTGAACCGAACGTTCTTTGACGCATCTCTGCAGTCACACCTCGACTCACTCGACGTGTTTCTGTGTACTGGCAACTGGGGAGATGTGCAGTTTTACTGTGAGCACCCCTACATCGACGTGCCCATGACAGTCTTGATGAAGTTTGCCATGTACGAACAAGGCGTTCGGCGCGAGTCTGGCCAGGAGCGAGCTGAGCGCATCGCTGGCCGGCCTGGCGTGGTCGCCACCCCAACCTCGGAAGTAAAGGTGGCAGTGCCAGTGCCACTTGTGGCTGCATGAAAGAGCTCTCGACGCAGCTCTGTGATCGTGTGCTTCGCTATGACGGCGTGTCTGTCATCTCGCCAGAGATGGTGGCACATTGCCTGTTGTCAAATATCAACCCGACACTTCTGCGCGTAACTGAGAACACCTGGGAGGTATCGCAGTTCAATCAGAACGTGGCCGATGACGCACAGCTGCGGTTGTCGGATCCTGAGCCCGTCAACCTCCACTTCAGCTGGCAGCTGCCCCAGCCCTACCTGGGCTGGAGTGCGCACGACTTGGATGACTACGTCTCGGCTGCCTTTGAGCGCCGCGCTGGTGTGCTGCTAGACAGCTACACCGAGGAGCAGTCAGCAGCCGCTGTTGCTCGCATCTGTGACGAGCTTGACGAGATTCACCGTCGAGGTATGGCTGAGTTCATGAAGACCATTATCTATGTCCTTGAAGTCTTCAGCGAAAGCGGAACGGTCTGGGGAGTAGGTCGTGGCTCGTCTTGTGCATCATACGTTCTCTTCATCCTGGGCCTACATTCCGTAGACTGTGTGCTGTACGGTGTGCCTATGGAAGAGTTCTTCCACGACTGATTGCTCTCACAAGCGGGCAACTATAAATACGAAGGTGCCGCCAAGTGCACTTCCCATGGAGATCTACCTAATGTCCCGTTTCATCCGCAGTGCCCGTGGAGACTTGATCGACTTCGAGCTCCTGGCAATCAAGGCTCAGCTTGCCGCAGCACCCGTCCCAAAGACGGTTGAAGCTCGCAAGATTGCTATCGACCACAAGGACGGTGTAAAGACTGACGTTCTGCCTGACCTAGACATGGAAATGTTTGCGGTTGCAGTAGATGGTGCAGCTGCATCTGCCAGATCAGCAACGCAGATCAAGAAGAAGTAAATGAGTGCCTGTGCCTGCATGGGTCCCGTTGGCGACTGTCCGTGTATTCGGCAGTCCAGGGGACTGCCTGTGCCGGTAACAGAGACATACGTCTCGCCAAGCGTATGGAACTTCCTGACACCTGAAGAGCAAGACACCATCAATCAACTGAAGATGCGTGGTGCAATGCGTTCCATCTTTGCCAATACCCATACCCATACCCATACCCATACCCAAAAGGAAACCTCACCATGTCTACCCTCCGCGCCCTCAACAACGTCGTAATGTTCAAGTTTCTGGACGAAACCGGTGGCTCTAAAGGCCGCTTCCACGAACAGACGCGCCCCTCAGGAATTATCATTGTCCCAACGGTCAGCACCCAAAAGGTCCATCGCTGGGGCCAGGTTGTGGTGGCTGGGCCAAAGACTGACCTCGTGCCGGGTGACTACATCCTCATCGAGTCGCTTATGTGGATGGAAGGCAGTGAGTGGGAAGGCGGCAAGATCTGGAAGACAGACGACACCAAGATTCTGGCCGTGACCGACAACCTGGCTGACTGCCAGTCGCAGGCACTGTAATACTGTGATCTTTGCTCTCCTCACATTCTTTGCTGCATTCCTGATCGAGGGACTTGGGACCTACGTCTCTGTCATTGGTCTAAGCGCCCTGTTTGGTTCTAACCCAATCATCATCGCGCTGGCTGTAGCCTTGGATCTGGGGAAGATCATTGTTGTCACACTTCTCTACAAGCACTGGAAGGATCTTGGTATCTTGATGAAGTCGTATGCACTCATTGCTGCGGCTATCACAATGATCATTACAAGCGCTGGCGCAAGTGGGTATCTGGCTGGAGAGTTTCAAAAGGCTATCTCTGGCACTCAGGAGAGCTCACTCAAGGTCGGCATCCTCAAGGAAGAGCAGGCAAAGCTTGAGGCTCGCAAGCGACAGATCGACGATCAGATTGCCAACCTACCGTCAAACTTCTCACGATCACGTGTGACCCTTATGAGGCAGTTTGAAGAGGAGCAAAAGTCGGTGACCGCTCGCCTCAATGCGCTCAGCAGCGAGTTGCCAGCCCTGCAGATCGCGCAGATTGGGGTAGAGGCCAAGGCTGGACCAATCATCTACATCTCAAAGGCCTTTGACATTCCTGTTGAAGAGGCTGTGAAGTGGGTGATCTTGATGATCATCTTTGTCTTTGACCCACTCGCGGTGTTCCTACTCATTGCGGCCAACTTCCTGATGGACAAGCGCAACAAGGCCAAGGCTACACAGGATGCGCTTGAAGAGCTTGACATCTGGGCAGACGAGCCTGACACGGGAAATCCCAAGGTATTTCCGGCCACGTGGCCGGCAATGATGCCTGGGCCCGCTGTCGCGACGCGCAGGACTGACATTGACCACACTGCCGCAATTGAAGCCTTCTCGAGTACCAGCCAGGTTATTGAGCCAGTGGTCATCCCTGCTGAGCCAGATGCCTCTGAGGCAAAGGTCTACACCACAGACGAGGTCATTGCTCTCAATCCCAAGTACGCACAAGAGCTCACGCTTGTTGAGCAAGAGGTTGTTGAGCCGTCGCCCGCTGAGCTGGTGACTGTTGAGCCTGTACACGCTGAGCTCACGCTTGTTGAGCCAGAGGTTGTTGAGCCAGAGGTTGTTGAGCCAGAGGTTGTTGAGCCAGAGGTTGTTGAGCCAGAGGTTGTTGAGCCCTCGCACTGGGAATGGAAGCAGAGAGCATCCTCGGAGCGAGCCAACGCGCGCGAGCAGATCACCTTGTCCTCCTTGGGCGCCGTCAAGGCTGACCCATCAACAGACACTGGTGAAGGGTCAATGCCACGCCGCGACGAGATAGGCACCGGCACCGGCGTCTTCAAAAGCTAACCACACTTCTAGCAACACCCAGCACGGCTTTTGTGATAGAATAGACTATCAGTCACAGGAGCAGCAATGGTATCAGCAGTCAAGAAGCCTTGGGTAGAGGCTCATCGCCCGCAGGTCATCGAGGACGTCATCTTTGGTGACGCCCGTACAGCAAAGATCTTTGCCAAGTACGCAGCGGATCGTAACTTCCCCAGCCTGCTCATTCACGGCCCACAGGGTACTGGCAAGTCGTCCCTCTCATATGCTCTCTGCCGCAGTGCCGAGGTTGATGAGTTCGACATCCTCAAGATCAACTGCTCTGATGAGAAGATCGACGCACTTCGCGACAAGGTCAAGGGCTTTGCCATGACCATGCCACTCGGTGACATCAAGGTTGTGAGACTGGAAGAGCTTGACTACCTCAGCCAAGATGGCCAGGCCCTGCTGCGCTCACTCATTGAAGAGGTCTCTGGTACCTGCCGCTTCATCGCCACCTGCAACTACCTCAACAAGGTGCTGCCGCCGCTCCAGGATCGTTTCATTGTCCACAACTTTGCCGGCCCCGATGTCGGCGAGATGGCACTGCGCGCCGCCGAGATACTTGAGAAGCGTGATGTCGAGTTCACCATGGACGACCTGGACGCAGTCATTGCTGCCTCCTACCCGTCCATGCGCAAGGTGGTGCAGACCCTTGAGGGCCACTCAACAACAGGCCGCCTCGTGCTTGCCAGCAGCGGCGAAGTTGCAGGCGACTGGAAGCTGGGTCTCTTGCCACTCATCGTCTCTGGTGACTTCAAGTCTGCACGCAAGCTCATCTGTGAGAGCGCCACACGTGAAGAGATGCAGGATGTCTACAGGTTTCTGTATGACAACATTCACAAGGCGGCCAGTCTCAAGACCAAGGTGGACCAGGCTGTTGTGCTCATTGCACAGTATCAGTACCAACACGCCTTTGTGAGCGACACTGAGATCAACGTCGCCGCCCTACTCATTGAGATTGGAGCACTGTAATGGACAACATTCACCGCCTCATCAAAGACATCTTTGCCCGCGCTGGCATCGGCATTGACAGCTACGAGGACGACATCAGCCCACCCAACCAGACCATCACGGTCTGGCCAGATACCTCTGCGCTCAACGCCCTTGACTGTGCCGATGCACTTATTGACCAGTTGGCAGCCGAGACGGGGCTGACCTTTGAGTATGATGTCATTGACTGCGTGTTCAGGGCAGTCCAGCCAGCAACCCCACAGCAGCTAGAGCTGGTGGCCGAAGAAGATCTCGTAGCCAACAGTCACTACGACGACGACGCCCAGGAGTGGTTTGATATTCGGCTTGACCCGCACCGAATGATCAATATCCTGCGTTACGAGCTAGATACCTTTAGGACGGCCAACACCATTGCAAACCGAGCACTCATACTCTCTCTTGGTGACACGCGAGTGCGCGTCGTCATCAGTGACCTGGACATCGAGAATGGCCCAGACGCAATAGACGTGTTTGTTGACCGAGCGGACGACGTGCTCTTCATCAACATGCACGAAGTTGTCAAGTGAGTGAGGGCCTTGACCTCTTTGCATTCCTTGGGCAGCTGTCCAAGCGGGACATGGCGGCCTATGACAGGCTGTCAGATGAAGCCAAGAAGGCCGCGGCGCCCTTTACAGGCATGCGCTGGATGACAGGCACGTCCGACGCTGCACAGATTGTGCGGATAAATACCTTTGTCAACCCCTACGTCTTCTCTCTGGGCAAGGAGAAGGCACTGCTCTTCAAGCTCTTGGCCGCCTCAGCTACTGGCAAGACTGGTCGCTACTTCTGGCAGCGAGGGCCAGGTGCCAAGACTGAGCGGCTTCGTCTAGAGGTCATCAAGGCCTACTATGCCGTCTCAACCAGAGAAGCCGTCGACTACTGCATCGATCCGCAGACTATAATGGACATGGCAGAGGAGCTTGGTTGGGACGAGGACGAGCTCAAGAAGCTGAAAGCGGAGGTAGCCAAGGATGGATCGGGATCAACTGAGAAGCTCGGCAGCAAGCCGAAGAAACGTGGCTGATACTCCAGCACCCGTTCGTCGGGTTGTCTGGGACTGCCACTACTGCCAACGCCCGTTTCAATCTGAGCGGGCCTTCATGAACCACAACTGTCGAGAGAAGATGCGGGTCGAGCAGCTTCGTTCGCCCATCGGCCAGTCTGCCTACGCCCACTACTGTGAGTGGATGCGTCTGCAGAGGCACAGCATTCCCCCAATCGATACCTTTGCCGAGAGCCGCCTCTACACCACCTTCATCAAGTTTGCAGAGTACGCCAAGAAGACGCGGCTGCCCAACCCGCCTGCCTTCATCAAACTAATGGTTGAGAACAACAAGGTTTCTCCTGCACTCTGGAGCCGCGACAACACCTATGCAATGTACATGAAGGTCTATGACACAGCAGTTCCTCCACAGGAACAGTTCATGGGCACCTATGATGAGCTGGCTGGGCTGGCTGTTGATCACGGCGTAGAGCTTGTTGGGGTCTTTGAGGCGCTGGGTGCAGTGGCGCTGGCCGAGTTGATTGGTCGCCGCAAGCTGTCGCCCTGGTTTCTCATTCCATCAACAGCCTTCAAGTCATACCTGCTTGCACTCCCAGAGCCCGAGAAGTCCTATCTCTCTGATGCACTGAACGTGCCCTCAGCCCTTGAGCGGTTCAAGCAGGAGCCCTACCTGCTCAAGGAGTTTGCGGCGGCACTCAAGGAGTTTGGGCTGTGACGGCGCAGGAGCACTCGGCGGCCACCGCCTTCTATGCAAAGATCTTTTCACACTGTCTGTTCAACGTTCATGCGGTGCGCAAGGGTTACTTTGACACCCTGTTCTGCGAGACCAATGACCCAACCATCAACATTAGGTGGCGTGCGGCGGTGCCCAAGATCATTGAGAAGATGCACTCGCGCAAGAGGCTTGGCTGGGACTTCTAAGGGATAGCAAATGGATATTGACATTGATACTGCGCCAAGCTTTCGCCCCGAGCGACTGTTTCCCACCTGGACGCGCGCCTCTGTGCTAAGGGAGGACCGGCTCACCGCACACCCCTGTGGCGTCTACCCACAAAGGATGGCTTGCGACCCATTCACTGGGCTTGCAGCAATTCCCTATGATGCAGCCGAGGATCTTGGCTACCTAAAAGTGGATTTCCTGCACCTAAATATCTACGAGCACTTCAAGACGCGAGAGGAGATTGAGGGCCTGCTGAAGATTGAGCCAGACTGGACACTGTTGGCGCTGCCAAGCGCGCAGAAGAAACTCTTCCAGCTGTCCAAGCACGGCGAGCTGCTCTCAGACATTCGGCCCCGAGACCTGCAGACCCTTGCTGACTGTATGGCTCTCATCCGGCCTGGTAAGAAGACGCTTCTTGGGCTCTACAAGCGGGATCGGGCAATGTGCCGTCGAGGTCTCTACGCAAAGGGTGAAGACGGCTACGCATTCAAACTCTCCCACGCGCTGGCCTATGGGCTGGTGGTCTGGCTTCAACTGCACCTCATCTCACAGGACCGACTATGATTACCGAAAACGACATCAAGCGCTACATCACACTTCACCCCAAAGCCGGCTGGTCGGTTGAGGAGGCTCCACTGCACGTGCTGGCAAACATGGCAAACTGGTTTGCTGAGGGACAGGTTACAGCGCTCAGCAACCACATCATGGCCAAGACCGAGTTTGGTGGGCGTCTCCAGTATGGCATGGCCGCCGGCTGTCGCTGCTGTAGCTGCTACGAGTGGCAGATCATCGACGGCGATGAACGAGTTGTGGACAAGGCCGACACGCTCTGGGGCTTTGTCAAGCAGGCTTGACTGTTACACTTGAGATGTGTACATCTGCGGTGGTTGATGTATAATCGATCTATCGACTGGAGCACAACATGAGCCTCTTCAAAACCTGGCAAGACAAACACAACCAAGACGTCGCCACCGTCTCCGGGCTGGTCTACGGCGATCCGGCACTTATCTGCCCCGACTTCCAGAAACTGGCCTGGTTCACCTTCAACACCGAAATCAGCCTGGCAGCCTTCTTGCCCCGCGCTGTTGCAGGCTGCAAGTTCGACGTCTCCCTGTTCCGACAGTTCCTGGAGATGCTTGTTGGTCACTACACTGACGATGTCGAAATGTGTTTCGTTGACATGGGCGG